CCTCGTCCAGCGTCTCGAAGTGGCTAAGGATGCCGTCGCCCTGCGTAGGAGCGGGGGCGCCTTCGGTGAAGACTTCGAAAAGGAAGTTGGGGATTCGGTTACCGAAGTCCGCAAGCGGAAGGTCAGTAAAGACGATGTAAGCCGTGCCGAGATACGCAGGCACATCGCCAACACCCTCCACCGCCTCTATCGTCGGGTCGGGCAGTTGGTCTTCGGTCCCGAGGTACAGGGTAAAGAACTCCGCGAACTCTGCGGAAGCATCGATGGTGTCGGCATCCGCATCGGCCCGCGCGTCATAGACCAACTTTGAGTCGGCCCAAATCCGCCGCACACCTGCAATAGGACCGTCGCACAAGGCAATGGCGCAGGAGACAGAGTAGGAGTAGGTAACGCTTGTCTGCGACGGGCCGCCCTTGCCTACAGACTCGGAGTTGGACGACTCGTCAAGGTCAGTGCTCCAGATGACGTTACCCGCCACCGGGAAGCCGCCCCAACCCTCGGGGATGGACTGCCCGTAGGACGACACCTGTACTTTGAGGTCGGACAGGCGGGGGCCTTGCGTGGTCGTGCCGGGACCAAAGCTAGAGCCGGCGAACGAGCCGAGCGCAAAGCCGATCTGAGCGCCAACAGGGTTCCCGCCGCTAACCGCAAACCCAATCGCGGCGCCGGCTACACCTAGAGCTAATTGCGCCATCAGTGAACCCCAGGCATGGCAAAGCAAGTCATGACGCGAGCGCGCCACTTGCTGTCTAGCGTGTGCTCCACGACGGAGCCGGGTTTGGCGAGTGCATGGATCACGGACAGACCGCCGCCAGGGTGATCCGCCACGATGGCGAGATGGTGCGGTTCGCGCTCAAAGCGCATCAGCAGCACGTCACCGGGGGTCATCTCTTCCATCGGCTTAACAGTCATGAAGGAACGGCAGACGCGCTCCAGAAGTCCGTTCGAAGGAATGCGCGCGTACCCTCTGAACTCCGCGAACCGCTGCGCCCAATACTCCGGCGTGATGGCGCCGGCCTCGATGGCGACGGCGCCAACCAACATTCCGCAGTCCACGCCCGCGCCTTTGCACATTTGTTGGTGTGCGTAGGGCGTGGAGACCCAGGACCGAGCGGCCGCAACGACGGCTTGCCTACTGACCGCCATAAATCAGCACCTTCTTTTGACCCGGCACATCTTCGAAGCCACGGAAGCGCGGATAGTTGTCAAACTTGACTTTGCAGTCACCGTCCCGGCCGACCTTGTTGCACCCCGGGACGGCGGTGAACGTATCGCCAACGTCGATGGCGTGCGGCATGTCAAGCTGCAGCGTGAAGACGCCTCCCGCTTGGTGCTGCTTCACCTCCATCGACCGCCCGGCGTTATCGCCAGTAACCCAAGTGATGACGCCGTATGTGAAGTAGTCCGCCGCTTGAGCCATCGCGGATGCGGTGAAGGCAATCTGAGAGGCGCCCGTAGTGACCGTGCCGCTCACGCGGAGGGCTTCTAGGTCAACGCCGCAGCGGGCGTCGCCTAGGTCCGCGTCGCAACTGGCCGTGACGACTCTTCCGATGTTGTTCTGTAGCTTGAACATCAAGCCGCGAAGCTCGGCAACGAAGGTGTTTGCCTTGCGCGTCAGTTGCCCGAACTCACCCGTTAGCAGGGTGTTATGGCCCATCGTGAGGTCTTCGTAGTTCACTTCTAGGAGTTGGAACCGCGCCCCGTCCCACGTCCCCGCCTCGATGTCTTGAGTGTTGATGCCTTCGCTATCAAGAAGGCCCGCCGCTTCCATGTTGTCCGCGTTCAGTTCCGAACGGATCGACACGGCAGAGGCGTCATAGGCACTCGTCGGCTCGTAATCGACGGACAGGTAAGTGAGCGGCTTATCGTGGTCTGTGAAACCGAACACCTCGCCGTCTCGGCGGGTGATCTTCCATAGCTTCGCCAGCGTCAGGCACTCGCCTTCATAGTGCGCAGCCAGTTCCGCGGAGATGCCGGTTTTCACTCGCGCAGCTCCACGACTTCGATAGCATCCCACTGCACAAGGACGGTCCCGTCTGCCTTGCGCGCGAGAAGGTCGGATTCTTCGGCGTCGATTTCGAAGCGACAAGGAACGTCAAACTCAAACGCGGCCTCTAGGATCGCAGCACCCGGAGGGGACGCCCACGTAACTACGCCGGTCTCATAGTCCACCGTGTACGCCGCGCCCTCGGTCTGGAGGGCGCCGTCCTTCCAGACACTCAGCGAGCCATCGATGGGACGGGTGATCTTCCGCTGATACTCGAAATCAACGTCATCACCATAGACCTTGTACAACTGGCCGGTCGTGGACGTGAGCGCAACTAGCGCCGAGTCGGCCCGTGCGCTCTCGCAATCCTTCCAGTCCTTGAACCGGAACCCGTGAAGCCGGCCGCGAGCCATGTACAGGAACGCCACTAGGTCTTCGTAGTCGTCACCTAGCTTCGTGTGGGCGAACTTCCAACGCCCACGGGCGCGACTCCAGTCCTGGCTTCGCTGCTCAAAGCCGGCCCGGGTCGTGGCAATCGTCGTCTGGAAGCGCGCCGCACCGCCGCTCATGTTGCGGGACACGTCTTCCGGGAAGCGGCGGCTAGTGATGAAGCCCATTACAGATTCCGCTCGGAGTTACGCAGACCGCGGGAAGCCTCGGCGCCAACTTGGCTCATGGTCTGCCGGGTAGGCTTGGAGCCCTTGAAGTGGAAGTGCTGCTCAATCGTGTTGCCGCCGCCGAAGTTGTCGCGGTGGCGCGGGTCGGCTTCGGTAAGCACTTCCTCGCCCTTCTTGAGCACGGCGGGAACTTCATCAGCAGCAAGGCCAGCGATACCCCCGGTGTGGTAACGCTCGACCTCGCTCCACTCGTCATCCCGCTCCACCCGTTCGCTCTTGTCCGATGCCATGCGCTCGATGCGCGACGTGACGGACTGCGACTTGTCGGAGACAATGGACTCGGACTTAATCCCCGACAGGTCGAAGCCATCCAGCGAGGCGAGCGACGCTCCATCCTTCATCGACTGGATGCGCTCGAAAACCTTGGTGGAGAGGTTGTCGCGGTGGCGCGGATCGTCGCGGGTTAGAACTTCCTCATTCTTGAGGAGGACCGCGGGCACTTCATCCGGCTTCAACCCAGCGAGGCCGCCCGTGTGGTAGCGCGGCGCAGAGCCGAACACCTGGCGGAAGTCGTTGCCATCTGCGACCACCCCGCCTTCGTGGAAGAAGGCGGCGAGGAATGATGAGTCACCCCCGGATGACTGGAACAGGCTAGCCGCGTCTCCAAGCGCCTTGCCACCACCGGAGGCGGCGATAGAGGCAAGCGCCGTCGCGGCAGACTGAGCCGCAATCGTCAGGCCACCAAGGGCCGTCGTTGCGGCAGCGGAGGACGTAGCTTCCGTGGTGTTCGCCGCCGTCGCGGCGCCGGTCGCCGCCACTTGAGCCGTCGTGGAGACAGCCAAGGAGGTGAACGCCGAAACAATACTGTCAGCGCCCCCAAGGAAGCCGCCGAGGAAGCCGCCAGCATCAGGAACACCGGCCGACTCACCCGGAAGAACGTTTGACCCGCCAACTTGCATTGGCGACGCCGTAACGGTCGCTTTCGGTTGGTTCAGGCCGAATAGTTGCCCGATGAGGTTCTGTCCGGTTCCTTGGCCGCCTGCGCCACGGATGAAGCCGCTAACGCTGTCGGCAATCGGCTTAGTGATCGTCTCGCGGGCGACGATGGACAGAATGTCCTTTTCGATGCCGCTGATGATGTCGGACAGCTTTCCGCCCTCGACCACGGCGCGAGCCATGCCGTCCGCGATGGAATCACCGATGTTGTCGGCCGCAGCATCAAGGCGCAGCTTCGTCGGGTCAACCGTCGCTTGAAGCGTGGCGTACTTGGTCTGTAGGTCATCCAAGAACTGCAGGACGCTTGGGTCCTTGCTGTTCGCCGCGTATGCCTTCGTTTGCTCGATGAGCGAGCCGAGTTGATCCAGCGCCTTCTGACGAACGGCGCGGATTTCCGCCTCACCCTCTAGCGTCCCCTTGCCACTCGCTCGCGCGGAGATGACAAGCCGCTCCTCGGCGGTTGCCGCCTGAGACGACAGGGTAGAGAACTGGCGCTGCGACTCGTTGATCTGAGCCCGAATCGTCAGTTGCTCGCGTAGGGTCTGGATTTGGTCCGAAGTGATCGAACCGCCCGACTGCGTGGCGAGCGTCTGAGCACGCTGAATCGTCGTTTCGATCCGCGCCGTCTCGGACTTGAAATCCTGCCCTGCCGCTTGATCCAGTTGCGCCTGAAACTCGCGCACGGAGTCCGTCAGGTCTTTGTATGACTTCGCTTCGGCTTGGATCGCAAGCGCCCGCTCGCGCGAGGCGTCATCACCCGTCTTCTTGATCTCCGCGCCGATGTCGTCACGGCGGGTCTGGAGTTGGATGCGCTCGCTTGGGTCTTGGGTCTTGGCGAGCGACGCATCGATGGCCGCGCGCTCATTCTCCAGCGCCTTCACCTTGGCGCTTACGCCGCGGTCGATCTCCTCCCGCTGCCGAGAGTAGAACTCCCGCAGCGAGACCTCGCCCTCTTGGTACTGGCCGCGGAGGAAGTCGTTATTGAACCGGACGGAGGCTTGCTCCTCCTCCAAGCCGGCTTGGATGCCCTTTAGTTGGCTGTCCAACTCGGCACGGCGGATTTGGTCCGGCTCGCGGTCGCGGCGCTTGCTGCTGCGGTCAGTGAACTTCTTCGTGGTGGCGTCGTTTATCGCCTTCTGTTCGGCCTCGGTGTACGCCGCCCCTGCAGCGGCGGCAGCTTTGAAGTCTTTGGCGTTCTGCGCGAGCGCCTTAGAGAGGTTGTCGGAGGTCTTGGTCTGGTCTAAGAGGTTGTCCAGACGTTGCCGAGCGGCAATGCCGGTCTTGTTCGTCTGCGCTCGGTCAGACTCAGCGAAGGCGTTTTCGCTCTCGCGGAAGGAACGCTTGAGAAGGTCCGACTGCTGGCCCTTCGCCTCGGCCACCTTCCCTTGGCGGAAGTTCTCCCCGCCAAGGACGGACCCGATAGCGTCGGAGATGGACCCGTTCTTAAACGGCGTCGCGCTGTTCAGCTCGTTCAGTCGCTTCTGAACAGCCGCCAATTGGTCATCGACGGTCTCAGCCTTGCCGACGCCCTTAGCGGCTTCCCACCAACTGCTCCACGTCTTCGCGCCCAACTTTAGGGCTTGGTCGATGAACCCTAGGTTGTTGTCTAGCTTGCGGAACCGCTCATTTAGCGCGTCATAGACGATCTTCTGCGCATCAACCTCGCGGCCGGCTTCCTGAAGCGTCTTGATCTGCTCAAACTGAGCCGCAGTGATGAAGTTGAGCGAGCGGTTGTAGTCCGCGGCGAACTTCGCCACGTCGCCCGACATCGATGCGAACTCTTTGGCGACTTCCTCAGCCGTCTTGCCGGTCGCCTCACCAAACCGCGCCGCCGCCTCGGTAGCGGACGCGAATAGTTCCGGCCCGATTTGGCCCGTGGCGGCAATCGCCTGCGCGAACTCGCGCGCCGCGCCTTGCGTGATCTGGCTGGAGTCCGCGAGCGTCTTGGCTAGGGAGTTGAACTGCCCTTCCGTCTGCCCGGCAAAGTTCCCGGACAAGACGAGAGCGTCAGCAAGCGCCTTGCTGTCCTGCGCGCCTTTGTACGCAGCAATCCCGAGCGCACCGATAGCGCCCGCCACGCCACCGAAGGCAAGGCGAACTGGCGTCAGCAGCCCAAGGACAGCCTTAAGCGCGCCGCCGACACCCCCGAACGTCCCGGAGAGTTGCGACCCCTGCTGCACGACGGCGAGGAGCGGATTCCCGCCCGACACGATCTGCACGAACAGGTCGTTAAGCTGGAACGCGAGCTGCGCATTGTTCTGCGCGAGTCTGTTCGACTGCTTCTGTAGCGCCGCCATGTTGCGGCTTGCGCTCTGGAATGCTGGGCCGGTCTTGTCCTCCGCGCCGAGGATGATTACCGCTTTGCCTTCGTCAGCCACCGCTCACCTCTTGACTCTGCCGGCCTTCAGCCCGCGCACCGCAGAGAAGTCGGGCGCGAGGCTCTTTCGTTTGGCCCCGGGAGGCGGAGGCGGAGGGGGCGGCTGCCATTGGGTTCCCGGCCAGAAGTCCGACGCTTTCCAATTGCGTTTGTCCTTGCGCGTCAGCGGACCGTTGGCCGTTGCAGCCATCATTTCCGCCCACATCACCATTTGCCCCGCTGGGCCAGTCGGCTCGCGCCGCCAGTAAGCGGCATGCAGGGCGAACTCCTCGGAACTCATCCGTTCCGACAGTTCCTCGACCGTGCATCCCAATGTGTGTGCCAGCCGAATCGCCATCCGCAGCGATGGCTGGCGAGTCAGTTTTTTTCTGCGGCCTTAACGTCGAACCCGGACAGGGCGTATGCCTTGTTGAACAGTTCATAGGAAGCCGTCCGGTATTCCTTGCCTGCGTTCGCGTAGTCAGCCCAGCCTTCCGCGGTCATCAGCGGTTGGCCGTCTTCGTCAACGACCGCCAGAGCGAGGAGGTGGGGAGCCATGCGGCCCACCGCCTCATCGCCCGGCGTCTCTGCCATCTGAGCCAACAGCCGCTCCACTTTGAGATGCCCACCAAGGCCGATGCCTTGAATGAACACCTCAAAGCCATCAGGGAGCGTGAAGGTCTCGCGCTCTTTGACGGGCGGCTTGAATTGGCTCTTTTTCATTACGCTTCGTAAACCGTCGGCAGGCCCTGGAACTCGAAATTCACGTTGGTCTTCACCACGTCCTGAGCGGAGCCCGTCGGCACGCCGGCCGCGCTCACGTAGGCGTTGCCCACCATGAACGAGCCATCGGCAAACGTGATCTTGACGACGCGGGTCGTCAGGGTACGCGAGGCCAGCGCCAGTTCTTGCATGGCGGCATCGCCCGGCTCGAACAAGCAACCGAACTGGATCGAGAACGGCGAAACCACGGTCGGCACACGACGGCGAATCTGGTCGTGAACGGTCGTGATGTCGGCAAACTCCGGCTCACCACCCGAGGCCGACACGTCTTGCACGTTCGTCATCGAGGCGCCGAGCGTCACCAGACGGAACGAGCCCGAGGTGAAGGTGTGATTGCCGGTCGTGTCTTCGCCGAGGTTGAAGGTGTTGGCGGCCGTATCGACGGCGCCAGCCTTGAACGCGCGCGTGTGGACTTCGGTCATGCCGGCGGCGTCCAGCACGACGATATCGCCGCTGGTCGGGTCGGTGCCGGTGTAGCTCACAACACCAGGGTCAGCCTTCGTGATGCCAGAGACGGTCTGGACAGTGCCGAGGGCGGTTTGAATGTCGATATCGACATTGCTCCAAAACTTTGCGGACATGATCTTGATTCCTAGAGGATGGTTTCCGGGGCGTTGTTTGACGTGAGGAAGCGCACAAGCAAAGTCAGCGAAATCCGACCCATTGCGGCCTCGCCTTCATTCACCAAATCCCGCTCGATTCGCTTGAGGCTTACCGAGCAATTCAGTGGTGAGAGGGTTGTGGCAGCGCGGCTCGCAAACAGCTTCGTCAGTGCCGCGGC